AAAAATAATCAATGAGTTGGAAATTTAATGGAAATATTGTTACGGAGGAAAACACACCGGAAGGTGCAGTTGGGTTTGTCTATAAAATGATACATATACCAACTGGTAGATTTTATATAGGGAAAAAGTCCCTAAATCAAGTTCGAAGATTGAAACCCTTAAAGGGAAAGACTAGAAAGAGAGTTGTTAGAAGTACTTCCGATTGGGAGAAATACTATTCATCAAACGAATGGATTAAGTCCGAAGTAAAAGAAGGTAGAGCTGGTGATTTTGAAAGAGAGATTATCCAGTTTTGCTTTTCCAAAAAATCCTTATCATATTACGAAATCAAATGGCAGTTTCATTACGATGTGCTGGCCAACGAACAAGCAATAAACGAAAACCTTATGGGAAAATTCTTTCGTAAGGATATTATAAACTAAAGTTATGACAATACCTGAAATCGCAAAAAAGTACGGAATCTCCGAAGCTTACTTAAACGCAAAAGATGATGCACTACAAATAGCTGCTGCATCCCTAATAGACCTTAAAAATATGGTTATTCAAAACCAACCAAGAGAGAATATAGCTAATAAATTACAATTTTTAGCAGATTTCTTATATGACTGCAAGAATTCAAACCATTAATTAGGTAATATCAGATAAATTTCGTATATTTGAGGTAATAATATCCAAAGTATGCTATCTGGTAGAAACAAATTACAAATAATCACAATATTAGATTCTACGTTAGGCGTAGGTTCATCACTTAAAGGTAATGAACAGGCACATCATTGTCCATTTTGTAACCACCACAAAAAGAAACTTCAAGTTAATTTAGATACACAAAGATGGCATTGCTGGGTATGTGATTCTAAAGGTAGAAGTATCTATTCATTACTTCGCAAACTTAATGTAGATATTAGAGACCTGAATAGGGTTAGGGATGTATATGGTGATGAGCCTGAATATGATTCTAAAGAGGAGTATGTAGCTAAGTTACAATTACCTAAAGAATTCAAACAATTATATTTCAAACCAACTGGTTCATTTAATCCATCATATAATCAAGCTATCTACTACCTAAATAAAAGAGCTATCACAAAAGCTGATATCGTAAAGTATAACATTGGATATTGCGAAGATGGGTTATATGGTGGTAGGGTTATTATACCTTCTTACGATGATAATGGTGACCTTAATTATTTTGTAGCTCGTTCATTTTATGAAGATGAGAAAATGAAGTATAAGAATCCACCTGTAAGTAGAGACGTAATTGTATTTGAGAATCAAATTAATTGGAACGAACCAATTAAAAGGGTGTTAAAGAAGTAACGATTATGTTAGATTCAGATGCCGTTGGTGATTCTACTAAGCATACCGAATGGTTTATGAAAAATGGAATTAAAGTGAGGAATATTATACCAACCGATAAAGATGCTGGTGAAATGGGATTCCAAAAAGTAAATGAAATGTTAAAAGATGCCAAACAAACCAATTGGGACGATTTGGTACTTTCAAAACTAAATAATATAAGAGTTTAAAAAGGATATATCCTATCGCGGATATTCATATTCGTAATGTAAAAAGACACAAAGAATTTAGAGGTGTATTTGATAAGATGTTTGAAGAAATTCGTAAAAGAGGTACGGAAGATTCAATCATTTATTTAGCAGGTGATATTGCACACGCTAAATTAGAATTATCTCCGGAATTAGTGAGAGAGATTAGTTGGCTATTTACCGAATGTTCTAATCATTGTAAAACTATTCTTATTGCAGGTAATCACGATTGTAATATGAATAACTCTGACCGTTTAGACGTACTTTCACCCATCGTAGATGCACTCAATCTTCCAAATTTTCATTATTTAAAAGATACACAAGTATTTTGGGAAGATAAAGTTGCGTTTGCAGTATATTCTATTTTTGATAACAAAGATAATTGGCCTAAAGCAGATGATTGGACAATGATGCCGGCCAGAAAAAAGATTGCACTATTCCACGGACCTGTGGACCATTCAGAAACCGATGTAGGTTATGTAGTATCATCTAGACATTTCACAACTGATATGTTTGATGGATACGATTTAGCCCTTTTAGGTGATATCCACAAAAGACAAGAACTAATCTCCCCTAAAGGTTGTAAGTGTGTTTACGCGGGTTCGTTAGTGCAACAAAATTTTGGAGAAACCTTAGATAAGCATGGTTTTTTAGTTTGGGATTTGGACACCTTAACATATGAAGAAGTTGACATTAAAAATGATTATGGATATTACACTATGGATATTGTTAATGGTGTGGTACCTGATGTAACCGATTTACCAAAGTTTCCACGTCTTAGAGTTCGTATATCCGATACGGACGCCGTTGATACTAAAAGAGCAATCACCGAAATTAAAGTGAAGTATGGTGTAGATGATTTCACTACGATAAGAACTGATAGTTTAGCAAAGAAAAAAACTGGTGATAGAGATAATCAATTGGAATTAGAAGATATAACTGATATCAATTATCAAAACTCTTTAATTACGGATTATATTCAAAGAATGATGCCATTTGCAACTGAAGAAGATATAGCCGGAATACAATCTATAAATAAAGATATTAATAGTAGAATAACATTAGATGATATCGCAAGAAATATACAATGGAAACCGATACGTTTTGAATTCTCTAATATGTTTTCGTATGGTGAGGATAATATTATTAATTTTGAAAAGGTAGGTGGATTGATGGGATTGTTTGCACCAAACGCAAGCGGAAAATCATCTCTATTTGACGCAATATCATTTTGTTTATTTGATAGATGTAGTAGAGCATTCAAAGCGGCAAACATAATGAATAATCGGAAAGCGGACTTCCATTGCGAATTACATTTTCAGGTTGAAGGTATAGATTACCATATAAGGAGAGAAGCGAGAATGGTGAACAAAGGAAAGAACGTTAAAGTAGATGTTCAATTCTGGAGAAGTAATGGGACAGAAAAAGAATCCCTTAATGGGACAGAGAGAAGGGATACTAACTCCGTCATCGAACAATACGTTGGTAGATATGAAGATTTCGTAATGACTGCACTTTCACTACAAGGAAACAACGCACTATTCATTGATAAATCACAATCGGAGAGAAAGGACCTACTTGCTCAATTTATGGGATTAGATATATTCGATAAGTTATATGAAGCGGGTAGTGAGGAGATTAAGGAAGTGGCTGTACTCATCAGAAATTTCAAACGTACTGATTTTACTTCCGAATTAGCGACAAAAGAGACCGACCTTAAAGAATCTAAAAAAATTCTAAACGAATTAGAAATATCTATTAAAAATTTAAACAAAAATAAGGACGGAATCCAAAATCAGATATCTGACCTAAAGGAATCTCTAACCCCAATAGATAGCCGTTTAGAACTATCAGCATTAGAGGCAGCGAAGGGCAGCATTGAGAGCAAATTGGTAACTAACAGAAAGGATAGAGAAGATAAAGAAACGAAGATAAACGAATACCAGACACTATTAAATGAAGTATCACAATCCATAAATCAACACTCAGAAGTAAATGGATTATCAATAGATGATGCCAAAAAAGAATGGGATTTGGCAAAAGGTAAAATATCAGATGTTCAACAACAAATAGATAAGTTAGAATCACAATACGAATCTAATTTGGAAAAACTTAAACATTTGGAACAACATGAATATGACCCAAATTGTAAGTTTTGTATGAATAATGTGTTCGTTAAAGATGCTATTGCTACTAAAGAGATTGTTAAAACACAAGAATCTCAATTAGAAACTCTTAACATTGCTCATCACGCTTTAATTAAAGCAACCGAGCCATTTGCAGATGTTGATGATGTTTGGAGTAGTTTAGTAGAACTTCGTAACAAGTACCATAAAGGGATTGTAGTTAGAGAAAAGGCGGAAGCAGAATTAAATGGATTGGAAACACATTACGAATTGTTAATAACACAGTTATCTGGTATAAAAGCGGATATTAATCGATATAACGAAATATCCGAAACTATAAAACGAAACAAAGAAATAAACGAAGAAATTAAAATATTAGAAACCCAAAAGAAAAATATTGATAAAGAGATTTCGGATATAAATAAAAAAGTTTTGCAAAAAACCGGTGAGATTGGTTCTATAAATTCATTTATCAATTCTACTAAAGCTAAAATGGATGAGGTAAAAG